ATGCGCTTTCCTCTGCGGCATCCGCATCTCCGGCCGCCTGGGCCGCGGCCGCCTCTGCCGCCTTGCGCGCGGCCTCTGCCGCTGTGGCCGAATCCGATACCGCCTTTTGAGCAGCTTCCGCTGCCTCCGCGCTTTTCGCCGCATCTTCTGCGCTGCCCGCCGCAGCCGCGGCGCTGTCCACGGCCTTCCCTGCTTCCTGCCGCGCCGTGGCGGCGCTCTCCTGGGCAGAAGCCGCCGATTCCTGCGCTTTGCTCTTTGCTGCCTCTGCGGCGTCTCTCGCGCTCTCCGCTCCCGTCTTCGCGGCTGCGGCATTCTGCGCATCCTGCGCCGCAGCAGTGGCGCTCTTTCCGGCGGCTGCCGCCTGCTCCGCCGCAGAGGCCGCGGCGGTTTCCGCACCCGTCCGGGCCGACTCGGCGGCTTCCTGCGCCGCTTCCGCACCCGCCTGTGCTGTTTCCGCCGCCTCCTTTGCGGCGGTAGCCTGTTCGAGCACCTCTGTGACGACCTCTCCCTGGAGCGCATTGATATCCATGAGTTCGAGCCATTCGTCCGCGTCCTCATATTTCCATTCCAGAGTCTTGGTGTCTTCGTTGTAGCGGAGCTGCACCTTGTCGCCCTTCAACGTCTCCAGCCACTCCGCCTCCGTACCCTTGAATCCGTGCTTAACGGCGATTCCGTAGGCGGTGATATAGTAGCCGCGCCAGCGCTTTCCCTGTTCGTTACACTCCATAGTAGACCTCCCCGTGGGTGTCCGCCGGGCTGTAGGTCAGGGCGAACCACCGGATAAACTCGCCGAAAAAGGCGTTAAACATCTGCATCGTGTTCTGGTACTTTTCATACTCCCCGTTGGCGTAGTCCACACGGGCCTCCAGATAGGCCGGATAGAGCTTGTCGTGGGGCGGCTGTACCAGGAGCTCCGCGTCCTTGTCCCGCTCGTAGGAATAGGTGATGACCTCCTCGCTGGCAAACAGAAGCACCTCCGTCTGCACCATTCCCTCCACCTCATTGAGCCACCGGGTCTTTTCCTCGTTGGAAAAGGCGTTCGGCTTGACCTCGTCCACCACCTGTATCACCTGAGCTACGGTCATGCTATCCCTCCTATCTGAAAGCCGGGCGGCGGCAAATCCGCCGCCCGGCTTTTATTCTGTCAGCCGCTGATAAGCTGAGTGCCGCCGCTTACGCCGCCCACCGCGGCGAAGCGCCAGTCGTTGAAGCCCGCGGTGAACCGGGCGCGGCCCTTCCACACGTTTGCGTCGTTGCCGGGGTCAATCTCACTGCGCACGTTGAGCTGCACGCGGTCAAACCACATGGCACCACCGTACTGCTCGTTGTACCGGCTGTCCAGCAGCACCCAGGGAGACGTATCGGCGGTAATGAACTGGTTGAGGTAGGGCCAGATGATCACCGACCACCGGCCATACTGATAGTTAAAGCCGTTGTTGGAGGTGGTGGGGTCCTTGTCCGCGCCGATGGCGGCGAACACGTCCTTCTTGAGCTTGTAGTTGTTTGGGATCAGAATAGTGTCGGGGGCCACGTCCAGAATCTCGCCGTTGTCCCCCCGGAAGTCCTGCATGGCCGTCTCCATAGCGCCGAGGGCGTCGTTGGAGAAGGCGTCCGCAAACTGGTTGGACTGGGTACCCTTGTTGCGCTCCAGGGCGGAGGGGTGGGCCTTGTCGAACAGGGCCTTGCCGTCCGCGCCCTTGGCGTCAAAGGTGCGGCCGTGGAAGCTTACAGAAGTCTTGCCCGTGATGGCCGCGCCGTACAGGGCCGCGCCGAACTTCTCCCGGGTGCGGTAATACCCGGCGATAAACTGGGCGGGCCGCTTGCGCAGATCCATCAGCTTTGCGTCCTCCACAATCTCCTGGGACATGGAGAAGGAGTCCTTCCAGGTCATGTGCTCCAGGGTCTTGTCGAAGCCCTCCTGCATGCTGTCCAGGGGATAGGTTCCGTTCTCTCCCACGGGCTGGAAGCCCTCCATGGCGGTCATGGTGCCCATCTTCTCGGCCCATTTGTTGGAGTTCTCCATATTGAACAGCTCCTTGAGCATGCTCTGCTGCTCGAACGCCTCGCCCCGCTTCTCCAGGAACATGCGGATCGGGGCCTGGGACTTGCCAAAAATGCTGTCCTGGAGGCCGGAGCCCTCGGTAAACGTAATGCCAGCCATATATCTTCTCTCCCTTCTGTTAACCGCCGCTCTGCGTGATATTGACTACGGCGGGGAAACGGACGCGCACCCGGTCGCCTGCGGCGGTGCCGTCCATGCCAACCACCTCGGCCACACCGTTCGTCTTGGTAGCGGTGACCTGTAG